TCACAACCCCCAATGTATAGTCCAAATGGGGGGTCTGTGATAGGATATTCCCATATGACTACAGATCCTCTTGGCTTATCATCTCTTTTTAATGGGTAATTAGTTATATCACCAGATTTCTTTTCTGTAGCTTTTACTTGACCATTATCCCAAGCTAAGTCGACTATGTGCTTCATATTCTAAAGCTTTACGCTAGTTCTAATCCTAGTCAGTTGGTCCATTAAAAGCTTCTTTGGGAAAATGTTCTTTCCCAACTCTAAGCACGCCTCTTGTGGTTTTATAGGTCTTTCTGATATAAATCTATCTATAGCCTCCTATGAGGCCCCACCTTCGCGTACTTTATTTCTTTCTGCGATGAGACGTTCTATAGCTTTATCTTTTAAGCTGTTACCGTCTTCATCCATATATTCGTGCTCTTTGCTTTCTAAGTTTAAATATGCTGGAGCAAAGAATCCGCATTTCGTGCCTTCGGCATTATCGTCCCATATATTAGGAAAACCGAGTACATTAAAAGCATCTGGGTGATAAAACATTTTCTTCAACCCATCGAAGGAAGCTCCTTCGGTACCACCCGTACCAAATGCAATAAGAAGACCGAATGCAACACCGTCGTCAGTTTCTACAGCAGGACGTTCAATCTGCCATGCCGTTTCTAGTCCAGGGAACTTACCACCCTCCTCGAACAGTACTAGTTTACCACGAGTACCACGAAGACGTTCTGGGTCATTCTTTAGAGTAACACCGGTTATTGCTGAGAGATATCCTTGTTCTGTTTGTTTACCAAACTCGTCAGTAACTTTGAATCCAGATACTCGCTCCATTCTAGTGGAAGTAAGTCGCTGTTTAGACCATGCTGTATTCTTGTCTATAAAGTCCATGATCTACCAGGCTTTAGTAAGGATTCCATCACCCACTAGGAACTTCTGTTCCGAGGCCACAGCAAAGTTCTTAGAACCTGGTACAAGTTCGTAGTTACGAACTAACATGGATGCACCTTTGAACGAATATCCTCTCTGTCTACATTTAAGGACTGCCATATGCTTTCCTTGTGATTCAGCTTCTTCTATTGCATGAAAATAATAATAATCGGAGTCCCAAAAGTCCGGGAAGTCGAATATACGTTCACGCTTTGTGCGTTTTACACCATAGCGGTCCGTATATTCTTCCTCCTTAAGTATCATTATGGGACTATAATTTAAGTAAAAATAGTGATACCCTGTGATAGCATCGCCATCAGGTGCCACGTAACCGTTCAAACATCTATTAGTTTCTTGCTCCCAAAACTGTATGTAGTCGGTAGTGCCCCTGGGAGCAAGAGTATAACAACCGTGTTCCTAGAAGAACAATGCGCTCTATCTGAACTTATTCGTGTTGTATATCTTCTTATTAAAGTCTACCATATATTATATATTATAAACCAGGCTCTTCTACTACAAGTGCATATGAATGCCAATCTGTCAACTCACCAATCCACATTGTAGCGTGCCAATTATAAGGACTTACATTTGCACTAGTGATAGAAAATACTGCTATTTTGTGTGAAGCGTTACTATCCATAATCTCTACCTTAAGTTCTGCATCTGCCATGTTTGATGGGAGATCGGTATAATGTACGGTAGAAAGATATACTTTACCTTTTATAGCATCTTCGTCTGCATCAATGGCAGCAATAAGATCACTAAGTGTATGTTGACTATCTGTTGGCCACGTAGATGGGAACGGCTGATTAGAAACTACTATCTTGTTTATAGTATTAGTGATGTTAGTCTCATTTACTTTCAGCTGACCATTAGCATCTTGCTGTACATAGCCGGCGTCGTTCGTAACCTGGCTCATCTTAAGAGCATTGATTTTATCTTCAACCTCTTTAAGAGTATCAGCTGCTGAAGTAGCTCCGCCAATAATTGCAGCAATCTTATCGTCGACCATCTTCTCGACGGCATTGGCATCCATCAGCAAACCAGATTCGTATGAACCATTTGCACCTATTTCAAGCTCTGCCTTTCTTCTAATTCCAAGATTATCAAGGATAGAAATATCTGTTTTGTTTTTCATAAATGTAAACTGAATTAAGCTTCTTGTTTAACCTTTATTGCGTCAATAACCATGGGAGTACATTTGCTCTCTACAAACTGTACAAGCATGTTATATTCTTCGTCTGTTAGCTCACAGTCACCTTTAGAATTGTATATCTTCAGTGCTAATGCGTGAGCTGCCACTCCAAAGCCATTCTGATAAATAGCATCAGCAAGCTGTGCTTTCATGTTAACGACTTGAGTGTTGGTCTTAGCTATATCTGTATATATGGTTAAATTTTCGAAATTTATTTTCATAGTTGTAAGATTATTGTCCGATTCTAGTTACCATCAATGCCCACTTGCTCATCTGATTGTTGTATACTGACATCTGATTGGATCCAGACGAATCTAGCATTGTTTTAAGATCGTCCAGCGTTATGGTATACAACTGTCCCATGTTTATATTACTATAGAGCGTTGATGTGCTCACTGTAGGCCACAATGATATATCTTCGTTATTAGATCTACCTTTGGCCACAACTACAGCTTTATCATTAGAATCTATTTTAACATCGATGTACGTATCAGCGTCGTTTGCCACTTTAAATTCTCCAGAATCAACAACGCTACAGGTAATTGTTCCAGTTTGTGCCAATGTAATCTTAGTTGCTCCGGTATCTTGAATGATTAAACTTTGGCCTGCAAATCCTGACGCAGAAATAGTACCAACAAAACTTCCGTTTCCGCTAGAATTATTTAAAACTATAGTATCTGAACTGCCATCGGTTAACGCAAGAGGAGATCCTACAGAAAGATTATAACCAGAATCTGCATACAATGTGTCCGTAATAGTAACATTAGACAGTGTAAGATTACCAAGAGAATCCCATGAGATACTGCCGCACCCAAGTGCTCCTGATCCATTTGTGTCGATATACTGACTTCCAGCAAACATGAGTTTTCCAGAAGCATTCCAAGTTAAGTTTCCGCTAGCTAAAGCTCCAGTGCCATCTGTCCTAATTATATTATAATTATAATGCCCATTTGAATCAGACTTACCAAGTTCGATTTTATGGTCATCTATTGTGACGCTATAGTCATACTAAAGTGTATTCTTGTCTATATACAACTTCGGTCCATAAGATCCGCTGGCATGAGAAGTATTGAATTCTATGGTAATCATATCACCATCTTCGTTTTCTCCATAGAACGATAATTTATCACTGCTTATCGTCCATCCTCCAACTGTACCACTGTTTAATGTGATATTATTTGCCGTAATGTCACCTTGCCAATCCCACTCAAAGTTTCCAAATGCGAATTGTCCACTACCGTCAGTTCCATCTAGCTTCATTATATAAGTGGTTCCATTTCCATGTCCTGCTGTAAGTCCTATAGAAATCTCACTTGGAGATATTCTAGAATATCTGTCGAGAGCGCTTCCGCCAATAACAACGCTATCAGTAGAATACAGTCTGTCATTCGAAATACTCCAGCCACCAACAGTGCCGCTAGTTGCTGATATGTTTGTTACTGTTAACGTAGAAGCGTCAATTTTACCGCCATCAATAATGGTACTTCCGTTGTTTATAGACGATACAATTACAGATCCGTCGAGATTAATTTTATTTGCACTAATTTTTACACTACTCTGATCCGAATTTACAGCTGCAATAATTGATGCAACGGTAACGTTACCGCTATTATCTTTTACTTCTGCAAACATAGTCGTTTTGGCATATGTGCTATCAAGACTTCCGGCAATTGTACGAAGTCCTGCGATAGCATCTATGTCGTTTGTTTTGCCACTCACATATGTACTAGTCTATTCCCAAGTAGCTTTGTTTGCATTTACGTATGATGTAGTATCTACGGCACTTGTAATGCCACCGGTCACGTAACTCATCCATTGATTCCAAGAAGCTTGATTCATATCCTGAGCAATGCTTTCTTTTACAACAGAAGAAACACTAGTTCCGTCTACAGTCGTAGCAAATTCTCCACGCATTGCAGATATCACACTAGAATCATTAGCAATCATCGTCCACACTTTTGACGCAGTCACAGTGTCGGTCGAGGCATCTACCATTGCGCTTATTGCTGCTTCAGTACCTGTAGCTTTCGCCACTACCGCCGCTAATGTTTCATGATCTTCATCAACTACAGATTTGGCTGCAAACCCTGCTTTAGCTTCATCAAATTCTGCTTTGCTCAGAAAACCGGCCAATGTATTACCAAGAGCGTCAGAACTAACAAGTCCGGTAACTGCTCCATCGACATAAGATTTTGTTACGAGTCCTGCTTTCCATGTACCAAGTTTTGTGACTATTGAAACGTTGGACTCGTCTCCTGTAAGAATTCTTACGATAGTAGCTATGTCTTCGGAATTTTGATCTATGTCTCCAAGTATGCCGCTGAGGTCAGAAACAAATCCTCTCAATTCGATTTCGGCTTCATTTAATCTTCGTTGTATTTCGGTATCGTCGTAAGGAGTGTATACGTCATCGATGACAGAAGTGGTGCCGAATCCATACCTTTCACCATCTTTCCACAGGCTGTGAGTATCTTTACAGAGAGCGATGGTGTATGGAGAAACTTGATTGTTTCTATATTTGTTTAGATATTCGTTTTCGCTATCTGCAAAATAAAATACGGTATTTATCATGATAATTTATAAATGTAATTTATTCTATTCATCCAGCCGTTAAGCCACTTCTTTTGTGACGGATTCCTCTTGACTATACTTTCAAAGTAAGCCTTTCTAGCATTATAAACTTTAGTAAACACGTCCTTGGATGAATTTAGCGCAGTTATTGTTTTGTTACCAACAATACCGTCTGCTGTAGTACCTAGAATAGTCTAAACCTTCTTAATAGTACTTGCGCCAGAATGCCATACCCAATCTACAACCATGTTTGCTACACGCTGATCTTCTATTGTATCAGCTTTCCATTTATTCCAATACATCGTATAAATAATATCTTTCCATACTTTATACGGCATATTCTTAAGATCGTTTACTGAAGGCGTCTTCCAACCTTTATATCTACAATATGATCTATACGTACCAATAGTAACACCTACCATAGTAGCTCCACCATTGTCGTGAGGATCATTTACAAAACCTACTTTAGTCGCTCTTTTATAAGCATCCTCTAGGCTCTCACCTGTTTTTACTATAATGCTAGCTTCCCATCTCAGAAGAATAGGAATGAATTTGTCTATATTTGCCATGTTATCTAACTGTTTCGTATAAACCAATAATTCCGCCGCCCTTAACTCTACCAGCTTCAACTTGTTCTGCTTTAGCTTGTTTCATAGCAATATCTAGCGACTTCACTATGTTACCTACGTCCTTTAATATCCTTGTAACCTTTATAGCAGTATCTATATCCATCAACCCTGTTGAGTAATCATTCAATGCTGCTATAAGTCCTTCTGCGGCCGTCTGGGACGCACTTAACAATCTTGTTCCAGGAGTTTCCTAAAACTCTATAAAGCGCTACGCGAGGCTTTTTACTTCTTCAGAAGGAATGTAATGTTCGTCTTTAAACACGTCCTTGGCTACAACCTTCGGACGCTCTTTCTGAGGATATGCCTCATAAGGAGTATTCCATCTGTGTAGCCAAACAACGTATTCAATTTCTTTCAATGCCTATTGTTTATCTGAGGCATTGTTGTAGTGATCCTTAAAGGGAGGTATAGCTAAGTCCTCTGGGCTCAGCGAAATTTTATCTCCTTTAATATCAAACATATTGTCGTATAATCTTTGAAAACATCTTGTACATTCTCTATACCAGATAACCTATAAGATAAGCAGCATCCTCGCTATTCTCAGGTATATCGTAATAAGAACATACGTGAGATTGTACGTGCTTAGCTTCGTGTATGGCGGTATTGACAAATTGACTTACATCTGAAGAAGGACCTATGCAGATTATACTCATCTTGTAATCGGAGTTACTAAAAGTAAAACCAGTGTTTTCTTTAGTTAATACTTTCAACGATCTGCGTATATCCTTATGTGAGCACCCTATTTGTCTCAGGGCATCTTGTACTTCTATAAAGTCTTCTTTGTGTACACCATAGTATACTAGCACATTCCAACCTTGACCTAATTTTATATACTGTGCTATCATATCTGTGAACCCAATCTATTTTCTAATCTTGCGAGGATGTTTTCAATCTTATCCATACGACCAGAGATATTCTCGATAGCTTCGTCTCGCTATTGCTCTTTGGCGTATACTGGATTCAACTCCTTTAGTATCTTCTCACAAGCTGATATATTTGATTTATGCTGTTCTACATTTGATAGTATACTTTTACTGTTTTCCATCATAGCAGTAACTTCCTAAATCATATTATCTTTAGATTCACTAAGCACATAATCACCATAAGAATGAATAGTGGCTGTACTAGGTACTCCAACGAATTCTTTCTTATCGTTGTCTATCTTAACTGTAACATCAACTACCGTTTGAAGATTAGCTCCAAAACTTACGTTGGGATTATAGTTAGGATACATTGGGTGAGGAGCGCTTACGCGTTCTACATACCCGTTTATTACTTTGGGTTCTGCACTCTTATCTAATACGTAAAGAGTCGACCCTGTTCTTAATCCTGAAAACATACTCAAAACGTTATGGCCTTTTCGGGGGCCTGAGCCCCCTCACAGACCGATTAATTACGCGTATCTACCCATTCTATTTCTACGCATACGCATTGAACGACGATACTGGCGATGTGTATCCATATCATCATCAAAGTTGCGCATTGCATAATGACGATTGTACTTACTCTTGAAGCCGAGGTCTGTACCCTCATCTGACTTCTCGCTTTCCATATCGTCTTCCTTAGAATCTTCAAAACAATCGTACAGCGTATCTTCGAGCTCACACAGTACCATCTTCTTCTCATGTCCGAGTTCGTGTAACTCTTCAACAAGATCGAATGCTTTCTCCCGTGCAGCTTCACGCATTTCTATTACCATCATAATTCAATAAGTTTAAAAGTTAATATTAAGCTGCAGGAATAGCGGTGGTCATCAATTGCATCAGGTTAGCGTCCTTATCATAATAAATAATGTATACGCCTGTGCCTGTTATTTGAGCTGCTGTTATAGCAGTTCCACCAATATTCGTCAGCGGTTGTGTAAATTCGTTGGATGAAAACAACACTGGCAGTGTTCCAGTAGTACCTTCCGGTATAGGTTGGTTGAGGCGGAGTAGTATAATTCCTTTATCATTCAACCACCTAAACGATCTGTTTGGAAGATTTAGTACTACATTGGTATCTGTAACTGTAACAGATGTTGTTTCCAACATAGGGATTCCTCTTCTATTAGAGAAATTGAAAGGATAATTAGTAGTACCAAACATAAGTACCTCCTTTCTCAATCAATTCCAGAAGCTGTTAGAACCCCAACCGTTGTTACCATAAAATACACCTGCATAAGGTGTGGTATTTACAGCAGTAACATTAGGCCACTGAACAGGAATTGTATTAGGCTGCGAAGCCTTAATAGCAGCGAGTTCAGCAGTAACTGTATTGAACTTCTCGTTGATAAATGCGGTCTGTGCGGCATTGTTTGCGTTTGCACGTAACAGAGCGTTATCAGCAGTAAGAGTATCAATCTTACCCTGCAACTCTCTCTTCTCAAGATCACAGAACTTATCGTTGATCATAACTGACTGAGCAGAAATTGCATCAACAATATCGCGAGTGTTACGCTCAGCCTGAGTAGACAAGGTGTTAGTCTACTGGCATACGGCT